ACATATTACGACTTTTTTTTAACAGCATATATAAAAAGAATAATTATATATATATCTGTTCCCTCAGTTCCACTTGTACACACGACTTTTTGTTGAGATACCAAGGAAAAAACCCTGCCCAAACACAGGAACAGAGGACACAGAGGACACAGAGTCAGTTTCCTCCCCGGTAGGAGAGGCAAGACTCGCCAAGGCCCGACACCACACACACACACACCAAGGAGTGCTAAAATAGCCCCTGGCAGCAGACAAGAGCTGTCTTTCTACTAGAGAAGGAATTTACGATGAACATTGACCTCACTATCGTCCAGACCCGCACGTCCAAGCAGTGGTACCCAGCCACTATCACCTGGCAGGAGTTCGTCGAAGGCGCACAAGAGCCCGACACCAAGAAAGACTGCGGCGCGTACATGGCTGGCAAAGCAACCAGCACAAGCCGCAAAGACAGCCGGGTCGAATACCGGAGCATGGTCACCCTCGACGCTGACAATGCCGACCCCGAACTCCCTGCGCGTGTGGAAGGGTTGGGACTGACTGCCCTCGTGCACTCCACCTTCAGCCACACCACAGACAAGCCCCGCTACCGCGTCATCATCCCCCTCATGGGGCCAGGACTCACCGAAGAGGAATACCCCCGGGCGGCACGAGGCCTCATGGAAGCACTCGGCAAGGAACAGTTCGACAAGACCTGCGACCAGCCCAAGCGCATCATGTACGGCCCTTCAGCCGCCAACCCCGACCAGTACGAGGTGTACTCCTACGACGGCGAGCCTGCGACCGCACAAGGGCTCCTGCGACGCTTCGGCGGGTTCAGCGACAACCCTGAACACAAGCGCGGCCCCAAGACCGACCCATACAAGCTCCCCGGCGTGATCGGCGCATTCAACCGCCTGTACGACATGAACCGTGCGGTTGAAGAATTCAAGCTTCCCTACGAGCAAGTGGATAAGAACCGCTGGCACTACATCCACGCCAAGAGCGATGGCGGTGTGTGCGTGTACCCAGATGGGTACGTGTACTCCAACCACGCCTCCGACCCTGCAGGTGGGCGCGCATTGTGCATGTTCGACCTCGTGGCCATGCACAAGTTCGCGGATTTGGACGAGGCGGCCGACACGCCCCTGAACACTGCCCCTAAGGATCGCCCGTCTATCCAAAAGGCCTTGCAGGAGTTCACGGAGCTCCTTGATGTCAAGAAGGAGATGCTGGGTGTGAATATCAAGCTCTTCAGCAAGGGCAGGGAGAAGGCTGGCGCCGATTGGGTGTCGAAGCTGCATGTTCACCCCAAGACAGGTAAGACCCTGGATGACGGCTACAACTGGCGTCTCCTTTCAGAGCACGACCCTGTGCTGAGCGGGTTGGCGTACAACACCATGAACCTTGCTACCATCACGCATCGTGATTTCCCGTGGCGTAAGGTGACCCCTGGTAAGAATGATCAGCTCACTGAAGCCGACCGTGAAGAAATTAGCGACCACCTTGAGTGCACCTACAACATGCGCTACCCCTCTGAGAGGCGCCTCAATGGTGCTATCAGCAAGGTCGCGCAGAAGAATGCTTTCCACCCTGTGGAGAAACACCTGGAGGACCTTCAGTGGGATGGTGTGTCTCGTATCGAGACGTGGCTTCCCGGTGAGCAGAATGCGTATACTCAGCGCGTGGCCCGGTTGGTTGCAGTTCAGGCTGTAGCACGCATGCTGAACCCTGGTGTTAAGGTGGATAACTGCCTGATTCTCGCTGGCGGCGAGGGTCTCGGTAAGTCGTGGCTCATTGAGCGTATGGCATGTGGTTGGACGTGTACTCTGGGTCCGATTGATCGTGGTAGTGCGCGTGACACGATCATGATTATGTCGCGTTCGTGGATTGCTGTGGCAGATGAGGGTTACTCGTTGAAGAAGGCTGACGCGGACAACATGAAGAATTTCATCACGCGTACCCATGATGAGGTGCGTTTGCCATATGCGCGTGAGACGGTGGAGTTGGCTCGTCGTCAGGTGATTTGGGGTACGACCAATGACCCTACTTTCTTGCGCGCGCAGGAAGGTAACCGTCGCTTCCTCATTGTGAATGTGACGGAAAAGCTTGATTTTGACAAGTACACTCGTGAGTTTGTTGACCAGGTGTGGGCGGAAGCTGTGCACATCTGGAAGGAGTCACGTGCTAAGTATGGGGTGGAGGGTAACCCCGTCTTGCGTTTGAATGACGCAGAGGAAGAGGTTGCTAAGGAGGTGCGCGGGGAGGCTACTGAGGAGCAGCCCCTGGTTGGTCTCATTCAGGATTACCTCGACACTCCGGTTCCGGAGAACTGGGAGAGGATGTCTGTTGATGATCGTATTATGTGGCTGCGCAGTTCTGAGCAGGGTCTTGTGAAGCCCGGGACGCACCGTATTGAGCGGGTGTGTTCGCTTGAGATTTGGTTGGTTTTGCTTGGGAATAAGAATGCTAATCTGTCTCGTAGGGATAGTTTGGAGATCGCTGATGCTTTGAGGAAGGTTCCTGGTTGGGAGTCTTCGGGTGCGAAGTGTGCTCGGTTCGCTTTCTTTGGGCGGCAGCGTTATTTCTCGCGTGTGGAGGAGGGGCCTGAGCCTGTGCCGGTTGAGCCGAAGCCCGCGCCGGTAGAGGATGCTGAGCTGGCGGTTGTTGCTTTGGATCGTGCTACTGCGCTGATCAACACCGGTCGGGCGGATGATGTGAAGGCTGCTTTGGATAAGGTTGGTGTGAGCCGTGTGAGCCTCCTGGAGGTGGGGCAGATTCAGGAGTTCCTTGACGCCCTCCCGTGTGAGGCAAACCATAGCCTTAACTCTGATTTGCTGTGAGCTCATAGTGTATACTAGTGCTTGAAGGTGAATTCCGGATCGCCCTTCTTGTCGCTTTCTGGTGGCGATCCTGCCCCCTACCATTTGTGATGTCATGGTAGGGGGCATTCCTTTATCCACAACACACAGAACAATACTCAACCAGCGTAGCGCTAGTGTGGTATAGTTGAAATATGAACTTACTAGACATCCTCGACGACACACCAGACGGTGAACACAGCGTCGTCATCTACCCCGACCGACACACACTACGCGCCGCCTTCCAACCCTACGTCGGCATGTACAGCCGTCTATACCGGACACACAGCCTCCACCGCGCAGAATACATCGAAGACCCCAAGAGGTGTACGCGCGTCTACCTACGCACACCTAGGCAAATCACAGCCGTCAACCGCAACAGGGCAATCGACGGCTCCGTGCGCGCATACGTAGCAGACGACGTAGAAGTCACCGACCTCATGAAAACCTGCCTCAACCAGTCAGGCATCCACAACATCACCACGGTAGGAGAACAGGAATGACACGAGAAGAAGAAGTCCGCCAACTACTAGCCAAAGCATGGCAGGCCATCGAAGGTGCAGACCCCAACAAGCTCGCACCCCTCCTCAACACCGCCAACCGCCTGTCCAAGGAACTAGCCGAACTCGAAAAGCAGGCAGCCACAAGCGAGAACACCCCCGAGGAAGAGGAAGGCACCAGTGCAGTCGCCATCTTCCAGGCAAGGCTACGCAAGCGTGACATCAACGCTTCTTGAGGCCTCGCAACAGCCATGCGTGTCTATATCATCCCCCGCGACTGAGTCGTTGGGGGATCTCGCCGTAGCACTCGCAGCAGCCTACAAGCTCGACGCCGACCCATGGCAGGAATACGTCCTGGGCCACTGGCTCGCGGTAGGCGAGGACGGGTGGGCCAACATGACCTGCGGGCTAGCCGTCCCACGCCAGAACGGCAAAAACGCCATCCTCGAAATCCGGGAACTCTTCGGCACCATCGGTAGGGGAGAGAAAATCCTCCACACCGCCCACGAAGTCAAAACCGCGCAGAAGCACTTCCGCCGCCTCAAGTACTTCTTCGGAGAATGCGCAAACGACCCCGACGCCAAGTTCCCTGAACTCAACGCCCTCGTAGCCAGCGTCCGCAACGTCAACGGTCAAGAAGCCATCTACCTCAAAAACGGTGGCAGTATCGAGATCGCCGCACGCTCCAAAGGCTCCGGGCGAGGCTTCACCGTCGATGTCCTCGTGCTCGATGAGGCCCAGGAGCTCGGCGACGAAGCCCTCGAAGCCCTCCTGTCCACCACGAGCTCTGCCCCTCTGGGCAACCCGCAGTGGATCTACACCGGCACACCCCCAAGCCCCACAGCAAACGGTGAAGTCTTCTCCCGCAAGCGCCGAGACGCGCTCTCAGGAGACTCTTTGTACACGTGCTGGGACGAATGGTCCCCACCAGGCAGCCCGAAGTCCCTGACAGACATCGACCTCAACGATCAGGACCTGTGGGTGCGCACCAACCCCGCCATGCTCTCAGGCAGGCTGAAAATGCGTGTCCTCGAAGGCGAACGTAAAAGCTTCTCCGACGATGGGTTCGCCCGCGAGCGCCTCGGCTGGTGGGCATCCATTGACGCCACGCGCCGTCTGATTAGCCCAGCCGACTGGGAAGCCACCGGTGTGACGCAGCTGCCCGACGAACTGACCAACCAAGGTGTGACACGCGCACTGGGTGTCGCCTTCTCCAAGGACGGCACACGCACGGCCGTGGCAGGATGCCTCTACGATCGTAAGACTGGGCGCGCGCACGTGGAACTCATCGACGTGAACAACGCCACCATGACCAGTAGTGCGCTCGCGGACTGGCTGTATGAGCGGCGCACCCGTTACAGTGCAGTGGGCGTGTCAGGCAGGTCAGGTGGGCTAGCATTAGAGCAGGACCTGCGCGCCCTGAAAGTCCCGAAGGGCTATCTCCACGTCGTCGACACCAGGGAATACTTCACTGCATGCAGCGGCTTCCTCAATGCCATCCAAGCTAAGACTGTGACCCACCCGGGTGGGTATGACGCAGACACTGATCCTTTGGACGCATCTGTGGCAGTGTCCGATAAGAAGATTCGCGGCGCCGACGGTGTGTGGGGCTGGCACTCAACCTCTCAGGAGGGTGACGAAGTAGCATTGGAGGCTGTGAGTGTCGCATTGTGGATGGCACGGACAACGCGACGCCGGCCAAACAAGAACCAGGAGGCTTTATCGTGACTATGAACGTTGATACTCGTCTGATTACCGGTGCGGGGCCGGCCATGTTTAGCCCGCCTACCGTAGCTGGCCTGTCTGATACACTACAGGCTGGCTTGAATGAGCTGGTGGGCACATGGCAGGCCCGCTACCCATCCAACATGCGGCGGCAAGCATACTTGGACTGCAAGGTCTTCGTGGATAGCCTGAATATCTCACTGCCTCGTGAGATCGCGCGTGACCTTAGGATCGTCTCGACATGGCCAGAGAAGGCCGTGTTCTCTCTGACGTCGAGGTGCCACTGGGATGGTGTCGTAGCCCCCGACGGGGCAGAAGACCCTTATGGGCTGGCGACCCTGCTTGATGAAAACCGGTTCGCTACCGAGATCGGGCACGCTATTTCGAGTGCGGCAACACACGGCGTGTCATTCCTGGTGACCCTCCCTGGTGACGTGGAGGCTGGTGACCCTCCGGTCCTTGTCCTGCCATACTCGGCTATGACCGCAGCAGCATTGTGGGACCGACGTCGGCGCGGCATCAAGGCTGGCCTGCTGATTAACGACGTGGACTACCTCGGTCGGCCGACCGAGTTGATCATGCTGACCCCCACCGTGATGGTGAGCATGGCCTTGTTTGGCTCACAAGGCTGGTATGTGACGGGGCATGTGGAGCACAATCTGGGTCGCACGCCCATGGAAGCCCTCGTGTACCGTGCCACTCTCGATAGGCCGCTAGGTAGGTCACGGCTCACGGACGGTGTGCTGTCTATCGTGGATCGTGCCGTGCGCGCCAGCATGCGGATGGACGTGTCATCGGAGCTGTTCACCGCTCCTGGCCTGCTGCTGCGTGGCGTTGACGAAGCGACGTTCAGCCAGATTAAGTCCTCCTGGAGCTGGCGCCTCGGGTCGGTCAAGGGTATCAGCCGTGATGAGGAAGGCGAACTGCCTGAGGTGGATGTGCTTCCTCAGCATTCCATGCAACCCTACGTGGATCAGTTGCGTGAGCTGGCCCAGGAGATGGCCGGTGCGCTGTCTCTCCCGGTCGGGTCCCTTGGCATCGTGCAGGATAACCCATCTAGCGCGGATGCGATCTACGCGGCTAGGGAGGAGCTGGTGACCGAAGCCTCCGACTTCAACGACGCGAACTCCTACGCTTTGAACCGCGTGTACAGGAACATCATCCAGCTGCGTGACGGGGTCTTGCCCGAGGATGCGGCGCGTATCTCCACGCATTGGCGCAACCCTGCGCGCCCGAGCATCGTCTCTCAGTCCGATGCCATGATCAAGCAGATTCAGGCGATTCCCGAACTCGGTAGGACGGATGTGGCTTTGGAGGAGCTGGGTTATACGCGTCAGCAGATCATGCGGATTCGTGCCCAGTCCGAGCAGCAGCGCGGCCGAGATAACCTGGATGCCATCCTGCGCGGGGCGGGAGGCGAGTAGCCGTGACGTCGCTGCAGGAGGTTGAGGCCTACGACAAGATGGTTGATGCTGTGCTGAAAGGCTCAGAGGACCAGCTGGCAGCCCTATTCCGGCAACTGAATTTCGAGGACGTGGCTTTGGCTCGTGAGGAAATGAAGCAAGTCCTCGGTGAGATTGTGGACACGTACGGGTCAGCACTCACGCAAGGCAGTCTTGACTGGTATGAGGAGTTGCGGCCCTCTTTCAAGAAGGCTTACACGCCTGAGGCTATTGTGCCTGCTGGTCAGGTGGAGCGCATTGACCGGTTGAGCCGGTATGCGGCTGGCCTCGGTAGGGAGGACCTGGATAAGGCTATCCGTGTGGTGGCTGGGTCTCTTGGTAGGGAGATTCAGACGGGTCCGAGGCGTACGATCCTTCGGGCTGCGGATTTGGACCCGTCAGCGCCTCGTTTTGCGCGCGTGCCGGTAGGGAAGACCTGTGCGTTCTGTTGCATGCTGGCTTCCCGCGGGTGGGTGTATCACTCGAAGGATTTGGCGGGTGGCGCGGGTCATGAGTTTCATGACGCGTGCAACTGTCGCATCGTGCCAGATTGGGAGCATAAGAATCTTCCAGGTTACCACCCCGATGACATGTACCAGGTGTATTTGTCGGCGCGGCGCGCCGCAGTGGAGGCTGGTGTGAAGGAACCCCCGGCGGGTATAATTGCCTCATACATGCGAGAAGGGCACCCTGAGATGTTCACAGACGGCCAGGGTGTCGCCCGGCCGGCTAGGGAGTTTCGCTCACAGAAGCTTGAGAAGCTGACGGCTTCTCTTGACAAAGACAAAGACAAGGGAGAACAGTGATGAGTACGAAGAAGATCAGCAACCCTGCCCCCGGCACGGAGGCAGTGGAGGCAGCTGCCCTCAATCAAGGTACCGCTGAAAACCCACAGGTTGGCGACCAGACGGCTGCTGAGCCTGTCCAGGTGATCGCGCCTGAAGCCCCTGCTGCGGACAATGGCACACCCGTTGAGGTTAAGGAGGGCGACGTTGCAGATTCGACAGATACACCTGTTGAGACTAAGGCGCCCGCACCTGTTGAGACGCCCGCACCTGTTGAGGATAAGACTGATGACGTTCAGATGACCATCCAGTCTCTCAAGGCCAGCGTCGAAGCCCTCACCAGCCAGCTTCAGGAAACCAAGGAACGCCTTGAAGCGAAGGAGCGTGCTGAGCAGAAGGCCATCCGGCTGGAGAAGGCTGGCATCCCTAAGGCACTCGGCTCGTTCATCCGTGACGACGCCGACCTTGAGTCACTTTCCGATGTCCTGTCCGGGCTCACTGGTCCGGTAGCTGGTGCCGTGGTTCCTTCCACGCCCACTCTTCCCACGGTAGGTTCAAAGAATCCTGGCGGGGAGGTTCTCAGCATCGACGAGATGATTGCGCGTGCTGAAGCCAACAATGATCACGCAGCCCTCTCCAGCCTCAAGCTGGCGAAGCTCTCGGCTGCATCCAACACGTTCTAATATAGGAGGAAGAATGTCCGGAGCAACTGGAGTGGGCACGACCTACAATCTGCCCAACTACACTGGAGAACTTTTCCAGGTCTCCAAGGAAGACACCCCGTTCCTGTCCGCCATCGGCGGGCTCACAGGTGGGGAGACGGCAGGGTCTACCATCATTGAATGGCAGACTGAGGACCTGCGTGACGCCGATATTACCCGTCAGCGTCTTGAGGGTGCCGCGGCCCCCGGCAGTGAGGAGCGTGCGCGCTCCCGAGTGTCCAACGTCCTGGAGATTCACCAGGAGGTCGTGGAGCTGTCCTACACTCGTCAGGCCACCACGCGTATGCGCAACACTGACGGCGAGAAGATGGTGACTATCGGCACCACGACTCTGCCTGAGGATGAGCTGCAGCATCAGATCGAGCTGACGCTCAAGCAGGTTGCCCGCGACGTCAACAAGTCGTTCATTCAGGGTACCTATTCTAACCCTACGACCAACACGACCCCGCGTAAGACGCGTGGCCTTGTGGAGGCTATTACGACGAACGTCGTGACGGCTACGACCGCTAACCTGACTGAGGACCTGGTGCTTGACACCCTCCAGAAGGTCTGGGAGAACGGCGGTATCCGTGAGGGTGAAACCCGCACGATCCTGGTTGGTGCCAAGGTCAAGCGTGCCCTGTCCAAGGTGTTCATCAAAGACAACGGCTACCGTGAGACCTCTCGCGCGGTTGGTGGTGTGAATGTCACTGCGATTGAGACGGACTTCGGCACGTGCAACATCATGCTTGACAATGACGTGCCCGCTGACACGCTTCTGGTTGTGTCGCTGGAGGAATGCTCGCCTGTGTTCCTGGAGATTCCGGGTAAGGGCACTTTCTTTGCTGAGAGTCTGGGTCGCACTGGCTCGTCTGACAAGGTTCAGATCTATGGTGAGATCGGCCTGAAGTATGGTGCTGAGCAGCACCATGGCAAGCTGAAGCTGAAGGCTTCGTGACACGCCCCGTGGTGGGGTCTTGAGAGTATCAGCCCCACCACGGGCTTTCTTGTAAGGAGAACACATTGAATATTCAATCAGTGAAGTATCCTGAAATGCTTCTGATCACCCCGGCTGGGCGCGTGCGTTTTCAGGCTGGTCAGGCTGAGGTGTCGGACAAGGCCCTGGAAGCTGAAGTGCGCGCACTGGCAGGCACTGATGAGCAGCTAGGTCTTATCGTCCCAGCTGCCACCACTGGTAGGAAGCGTGCCCGCCGTGTCTGAAATACCTTTCGCTACACTTGATGATCTACGCGCTCGCCTGCCTGTTGAGGACAGTACCATGATCGCAGACGCACGTGTCAAGATTCTTCTACAAGACGCCACTGACCTCATCTGCTACCGCTGCCCTGGTTGGAAGAATGCACCGAAGACAGTACTGACAGCCGTGACGTGCCGTGTGGTGAGCCGTGCTATTCGTCAGCGCCCTGCAGGTGTTGCAGGGGATGCTACGCAGCTCACTCAGACGACTGGGCCGTTCTCCCTGTCAACGTCGTGGGCTAACCCCTCGGGTGACCTGTTCCTGACCAAGCAGGATCGCGATGACGTCAATGGGGTGTCAGCATCCTTTTTCGGCTCGGCCGACACCCTGTTCGGAGGCACACAGTGATGGACGCATGGAAGGAACCCATCGTGCTATTGCAGCACAGTGAACCTAAGCGTGACCCGCTCGGGGTCGCCTACCAGAGTGGTGCCGTGCAGGAGGTTCGCCTGCCTCCCGCCCTCGTCGCCACAACACAGTCCTCCGACCGGGAGGGTACAGGTGAAGACTACGGAACCCGGGAAGCTGTGACCGTGTACTGGGATACTCCTACAGGTGTGCCCGTGCATATCCGCCCCGGCGACAGGGTGCGTCTTCGAGGTGACATATGGCAGCCTGTCGGCACCCCTGTCGTATACCCTCTAGGGGTATACTTGAGACTGTGGAAGGAGGCACCCCGTGAAAGTTGAGTTCGTTATTCATAAGAATGGCGTCAAGGATCTCCTGAAAAGCCAGGAGGTCCAGGACATGCTCGCCACCAAGGCAGCAATTATCGCAGCCCGCGCAGGTGACGGGTTCACTTCCGGCGTGCGAGTCGGCACAGACCGTGCCCGCGCCTATGTGCTTCCTGAGACGTACGCAGCGCGCAGGCGCCAAGCCAAGCACCACTTGCTAGAACGCGCTGTAGGAAGGGGTTGATGATGATGAGCCTTGACCTGCAGAAGTTCGTGATTGACTACCTGAACAAGTGGGACTTCGAAGGCGAACTCAAGACCACCACGGTAGGAGGCATGCGACCCTCCACCGAGGAATACCCGCACCCTTATATCCTCGTTCTGGCGACAGGAGGGGCCGGTCGGCATGATCGCGTCCTCTACACCGCTCAGATCACCATCGACTCCTACGCACACACCTCCTGGTGGGCAGGCGAGCTCGCTCGCCGCGTGGGGGACGCCATCCATAGCCTCCCTGAAGCGGATGGCCCTATAGCGGTCGTCAGCTCTCCCGCACCAGCGGAACTGCCCGACCCTGACACTGACATGCGCCGCTACACTGCGACGTACCGGATTACAGCAAAGCTAGGAGTTACCAATGGCTAAGACTAATGCCGACCTCGCGTTTATGGCAGGTTCTGAGAAGGATACACTCTATCTCGGACCGGCTGGCACTGACCTGTCCTCCGTCACCAGCCTGACTTCCACCCTGCCTGCAGGCATGGTGGACGTCGGTTGGACTAGTGATGACGGCATGACACTGGACATGTCCGACAGCGTGGACAAGATTCGTGGCCACCAGGGCCACGGGGTTGTCCGCACCTACATGTCGGATTCATCCACCTCGTTCAAGGCAACTCTGCTTGAGACCAAGCTGGAACTGCTCAAGAAGTACCTTGGCGCCACCAAGGCCGAGAAGGTCACCACGACTGGCACAGATAGCATCACCCGCATGACGGTGTCCGCCTCCCGTAAGGTGGAGGCCCTGTGTGGTGTGGCTGACCTGTTCGACGTCTCCACCGGCAAGCAGCGCCGCTATATTTTCCCGCGCCTCGAACTTGGTGAGCGCTCTGGCGTCACCTTCAAGGTTGGTGAGCTGTCCGCCTACGAGTACAACCTCGAAGTGCTGGATAAGTACGAGCTCCTCACCAACGAGGACGGCCTGAAGCTCGTCTGACCTCATGTCTCCCACCGTGTGTCGTGCTTTCTGTTCTCCCGGCACACGGTGGGTAACAAACTATTCGGAGAACAGAGTGTAGGAGAACAGAACCATGACTACGAAGAAGGCCCCCACCGCTGCTGAGCTCGCCCGCCGTGAAGCCCAGTCCAAGAACGACCGTGGCGAGGCAGCACCTATCCACGTCGAGGTCCGGGGCATTGCCCTGGATTTCAACCCTGCTGATCTGCTCGACGACTATGATGCGATGACGGCATTGATGGAGCAGGGGCGACCCAACCCGATGCTGGCCCTGCTTATCCCTGATGAGGGTGAGCGTAAGGCTGCTCTGGATTTGCTGCGTGATGAGAACGGGAAGCTGCGCATGACGACCGTCGTCGAGTTCCTGACTGAGGTTTTTCAGTCTTCCGGCCAGGGAAACTGATTGACCTCCTGCATCTCCTGTGGGAACACTGGGAGGTGTTGGAGGCGGACTTTCAGATGACGTACAACCTCGACCTGACGCAGGTGTTCACAGGTGAGTTGAGCCTGCGTCGGGTCGGGGTTCTGATCAACAACCTACCTTCTGGGTCTCTTCTCCGTAAGCGCCTTGGTGGGGCAAGCGCGTGGACTGATGAAGTGTCGGCTGTGTTCGCTCAAGGCAACCGGTTGGAAGGCATCCTCATTACCGCGTTGGGCGGTAAGAAGAAGGATGTGCCTAAGCCTGCCAGCCCGCCTGAGCCCGGTTGGTTCGAGAAGGCACAGGCCACCCAAGCGAAGCGTGAAGAGCGGGCACGCCGGTGGGTTGCAGAACATAGTTAGGAGTATCAGCAATGGCTGAGAACGGTTTTAGCTTAGGTACCGCGTGGATTCAGATTTCCCCTTCTATGAAGGGACTCCAGGAAGCGATCCGGAAGGAGCTGGCTGGGACCGATACGCGGCCTGCTGAGAAGAAGGTTGAGTCCGGTCTTGGTGCTGCGTTTAAGCGTGTTGCCAAGGCCGGTGCTCTCGCGCTCGGGGCTGTTAGTGGTATTGCGGCGGCGGCTGGTTTTGCTGACGTGGCTAGGGAGGCTTTGAATGCGTCTGACGCTACGGACAAGTTCAGGTCTACGCTCGGTTTTGCTGGTGTGTCGGCTGATGAGATTGGGAAGCTGACTGCTAGTACGAAGAAGTACGCGGATGACACTGTCTATGAGCTCAGTGACATCCAGAACATCACTGCCCAGCTGGCTGCTAACGGCGTGCAGGGCTATGACCGTCTTGCTGAGGCTGCAGGTAACCTGAATGCTGTGGCTGGCGGCAATGCTGAGACGTTCAAGTCGGTTGGCATGGTGCTTACCCAGACGGCTGGTCAGGGCAAGCTCACGACGGAGAACTGGAACCAGCTTGCAGACGCTATCCCGGGCGCGTCAGGTAAGCTCCAGGAGGCCTTGCTTAAGAATGGCGCGTATACTGGTGATTTCCGTGACGCGATGGCGAAAGGTGAGATCACAGCCGAGGAGTTCAACCAGGCGATCTTGGATCTCGGCTTCACGGATGTCGCCCAGGAGGCTGCAACTAGTACTACCACCATTGAGGGTGCGTGGGGTAACCTGCAGGCCACTCTGGTGACGGGCGCTATGGGTATTGTTGACAAGGTTAAGCCTGCGCTCACGGATTTCATGGGCGTGGTGTCTGATGGCGCGTCGAAGGCGTTTGGTTGGATTAACGACACGGCTGTGCCTTCCCTGGAGAGCGTGTGGGATATTCTCACCAAGGGTGATTTCACGGGCCCGATCTTTGGTTTCCAGGAAGACTCTGGACTGGTTGATTTCCTGTTTAACCTTCGTGATGCTGGCCTGTCTGTGTGGGACATGTTCAAGTCTCTGTGGGATGCTGGTTCCGCCCTGGGAGGTGTGTTTGCTCCTCTTGGCGCGGATATTGCTGGCGCGTTCGGTGGTAGTAGCGTGTCCGTTATTCAGGGGACGGCGGATGCGTTGAAGAACGTGTTTGACTGGATGGCCCGGAACAAGGATGTTGTTGCGCCTCTCATTGTGGTGGTTGGGACGGCTGTGGGGACGTTCCAGCTGTTGAGTACGACCATGGCTGCTGTCAATGCTGTGAAGGCTGCTGGCGGGTTGCTTCAGTTCGCTCAGGCCACGAATGTGGCAAAGGCGGCTCAGGTGGCGTTTAATGCTGTCATGAGTGTGGGGCCGATTGGCCTGATCGCGGTAGCGTTGGCTGCTCTGGTGGCGGGCCTGACGTATTTCTTCACGCAGACGGAGACCGGCCGTCAGGCGTGGGCTGCGATCACGGATGCGTTCTACTCTTTCGTGGATTGGGTGGGGTCGACGTGGTCTTCTGCGATGGGGTCTCTCTCTTCGTGGTGGGCTTCGACGTGGGACCAGGTTGGTGGCACTGTTGACTGGTTTAACTCGACGGTGGTCTCGGGGCTTGCGTCTGCGTGGCAGGGTATTCAGGATGCTATTGGGGCGTGCGTCGACTGGTTGAACTCCTATGTGGTGCCTGTGTTCCAGGCTGTGTGGGATGGTATTAAGGCTGCTGTGTGGGTGGCTTTGATTCCTGTCATCGCGTATTTTGAGCTGTGGAAGTTGGCTTTGCAGGCTGTCGCTGACTTTGTGATGACATACGTGTGGCCCTACATGCAGCAGGCGTGGGAGGGTATCCAGACTGGTGCGGCCGTGTTGTGGGAGTATATGCAGGCGGCGTGGGCTGGTATCCAGTCGGCTGTCCAGGTGGTGGCTGATTGGATTGCTGCTTATGTCCTACCTGTTGTCACTGGCGTGTGGGATGGGATTGTCGCTGGCGCGAACCTGTTGTGGACTGGTGTCCAGATGTATTGGCAGTGGATTCAGTTGTGTGTGCAGACGGTTGCTGACTTGTTCACTACGTATGTGCTTCCTGTGATTCAGGCGGCGTGGGATGGTATCCTGTGGACCGCTCAGTCGCTGTGGCAGGGTATTCAGACTGTCTGGTTGGGTATCCAGACATGTGTGGTGGCCGTGGCCGACCTGTTTACTACGTACGTCCTGCCTGTGATCCAGTCTGTGTGGGATGGTATTACGGCTGGTGCTAATAGCTTGTGGGCGTCGATGACGTCGATTTGGAATGGTATCCAGTCTTCGATTAGCACTGTTGCTAACTGGATGTACTATTCGTTGTGGGGCACGATCACGAGTGTGACGGATGGTATCAGGTCTGCGTTCCAGTCGATGAAGGATTCTGTGGCGTCGATTTGGGAGTCTGTGAAGAGTGTGGTGGCTAAGCCCATCAACTTCATTATCAACACCGTGTATGCGTCGGGTATCAAGAAGACGGCGGACTCGATGGCTGAGAAGCTGGGTTTGAGCTTGCGTCTTCCGTACGTTGCTCCTATTGCTGAGTACGCGTCGGGTGGTGTCCTGCCGGGGTACACGCCGGGTAGGGATGTGTTCCATTTCTTCTCTCCCGATGGTGGCGGCGCGCTCGCCCTGTCTGGCGGGGAGGCGATCATGCGTCCTGAGTGGGTGCGTGCGGTTGGTGGGCCGGATGCTGTGGCTCGGATGAATGCTGCTGCCCGGTCGGGGTCGACGCGTATTCCTGGTGGGGATACGGGCGTGAAGTTCGCTGCCTTTGCTAATGGTGGTATCTGGGATGGCGCTCATGGCGCGTGGGATTGGTTCAAGGATGCAGCTGACACGATGGGCAAGATCATTGCTGATCCTGCTGGCGCGGTGGCTAAGTTCATTAAGGCCCCTGTGGATGCGTTGATGCATGGCCTACCTGGTAGGGGTATGATCACTGATTCTATGCGCGCTATTCCTGGTGTGTGGATTGATGGCTTCACCAGCTGGTTGAAGGGTAAGACTTCCAGCATGGGGGCCACGGGCATTGTTAATGCTGCGCGTAAGGCTATTGGCGTGCCTTACGTGTGGGGTGGTTCGTCTATTCCGCCGGGTCTGGATTGTTCTGGTCTTGTGTATTGGGCGGCTCACCAGATGGGCTCTAGGATTCCTCGTTTGACGGCGGCTGGCTATCAGGCTGGGTCTGGTGCGGGTAATGCGAGTGTCCCTGGCAATCTGTTGTTCTGGGGTAATCCTGCGTGGCATGTGGCTATTGCGTCCGGTAAGGGCATGATGGTGGAGGCTCCGAAGCCTGGTGCGTTTGTGCGTGAGACGGGTATTTGGGGCAACCCCACGGCTGGCACGTATAAGTTTGATAATGGTGGCTACATCCAGCCCGGCCTCACTACTGTGTTGAATAAGACGGGTCGTCCTGAGCCGGTGTTTACTGATGGTCAGTGGGATGTTTTGCAGCGTGCGCGCGCGCAGGCCTACCCGGAGACGTTGGTTGTTGTGGATGAGGATGGTCAGTTGGTTGGTCGTATGCGTGTGGAGGCTCGTGGCGTGGTGAATGATGCGTTGTCTCCGGCGTCCAGGTCTCGTGCTCGTGACCTGCTTGGTTCAGGTTTTTAACTTTAGCAAGGGAGTGTGGTAGGCATGTCTACTGTATGGTCCGCGTCTAGTGGCTACATGTTCATTGGTGTCGGCTTGGAATGGTCTGGTGATCCTTCGAGTGGTTCGGTGACGGTCACGGCCACGGTGACGGCTTGCAGTGATGGGTATGGTCATAGTTTCTCGTCGGCGTGGTCTTGGTGGGGCTACTACGGGTCAGGGTCGGAGGGCTTCAGCTTTTCATCTGGCTATGGGCAGACGGTCTACAAGCAGATCAGCCAGTGGTCTTTCACTGTGCCTGTGGAGTACGGGCGTGAGAAGACGGTGACGATTGGGGCGAGCCTTGGCCCGATCTGGAACGGTGGCAACCCGTCTGTGGAGAATACGCTGACGCTTCCTGCCCGGCCGGTGTTTGCTCCGAGCCCGCCGACGAAGGTGACGGCTAGTCGCGTGTCTGACCAGCAGATTAATGTGGAGTGGGTTGCGCCCGCGTCTGGTGAGTCGAATCCGATTGACTACTTTGTGGTTGAGCGTCGCCTTGACGAGTCTGACCAGTGGACGGTTGTTGCCCCTGTTAAGGATGCTGTGTCTTTTGCTGACATGGATGTCAAGGCTGGTCATAAGTACTCCTACCGTGTGAAGACTGATAACGAGGCTGGCGGGTCGGAGTATGTGGAGGCTGAGCGTCCTGTGTTTACGACGCCCCCTGCTCCGGTGAATGTGCGCGCGGTGAAGGATGCGTCCGGTGACATCGTGGTGTCTTGGGAGAACACGGCGCCTTACACTCCTACCAGGTGGGAAGTGTATGACGGTGATAAGCTCGCGGCTTTGGTGACGTTGGATGTGGAGAAGTGCGTGTGGCGTCATTCTTCCCCGCGTCTTGATGTGACCCACCAGTACAGGGTTGTGTGTGTGGGTGGCAGCATGTCGTCCCCGCGGTCTGAGCCGTCGAATGTTGTGCAGCTGTTGGCGCGCCCGAATGCTCCTGAGCCTACCTCGGATGGTTTGTATTTTCCTGCTGATGAGCCTGTGACGCTTGGGTGGCGGTTTAATGCGACGGACTCTAGCCCGCAGACTCGTTTCAATCTGAAGTATATTCGGCGGCAGGGTGGTATTGAGGGTCCTCTGTTCGATCAGGCTACCACGAAGCAGGAATGCGAGGTTGGTGTCCTCCCACAGGGGGCGTATGAGTATTGGGTGCAGACGTGGGGCTTGCATGCCGACCCGTCTCCTGTCTCCCGGCGCGCGCTGTTCTACGTGGAGACTCGCCCTGTTGTCTCTATCCAGTCCCCTGGTCAGGTGGTGAAGACGTCGTTCATTGACGTGTCGTGGGCGTACTCGTCAATGGGTGGGCCTGCGCAGTCGAAGGCCATTGTGGAGCTGTACCAGAGCGATGACCACCTGATTGAGTCTCAGGTGGTGCGCGGCTCTCAGGCTAGTGTGCGCTTGAAGACCTACCTGAAGAATGGCTTGTCATACCGTGTGAGTGTGACGGCTATGAATGCTCATGGCGTGAAGTCGAAGACTGTTAGTCAGTCGTTTAGGGTGGAGTACGAGCAGCCGCCTGCCCCGCGCGTCTACCTTGAGTGGGATGATGAGGTGGGGTGTGTGCGTGTGCGCGTGGTGAACCCGACTCCTAAGGCTGGTAAGCCGGCGGCTGTTCGTAACAGGGTGGAGCGTAGTGATGACGGGTGGACGTGGACTATTCTCACCGAGGATTTGCCTGTGTCTGGCATGATCCTTGATTACCAGTCGTCTAGTCATGGGAGCGTGTCCTACCGTGTGACGGCGACGTCTGACCTGCCTTCGTCGTCGAGCTCGATAGAGGTTATTGAGGTTGAGTCGTGGGCGATGTGGATTGGTGGCGGCCGGGACTTTAGTACGACTGTGCCGTTGCGGTGGGACCCGGTGCATTCGTGCAAGATGGGCCTTGCCAACCGGAAGTTGCACCGGTTCGCCGGCCGTGAGAAGGCTGTGGAGATGAGTGGCCGGCATCAGGAGAAGACATTGAGCTTGTCGGCTGCGTTGTTTGATGAGGACTGGCCTCTTATTCAGCGCTTGGAGGAGCTGTCCTACCTGCCCGCGCCTTTCCTGTACAGGGATCCGATGGGTCGGCGCGTGTACTGTGCGGTCACGAGTTTGAGTGTTGACCGTGCGTTGTCTGGTAAGTGGAGTGTTAAAATTGAGGTTGAGGAGGTAGACCATGAGTAGCAGGCTTGACCAGGTGGAAAACGCGCTCGCGGAGCTGATCAGGGAGAAGTATCCGGAGGGTGCGCTGGTTGGCGCGTGGACCGTCTCCTGCGAGGTCCTGACCACGGAGGCGGACGAGGACTCTCGCGCGGACGGTGAGGGAGATTGACGAGTGAGTGCTCTTGATACACATAGGCAGGCGGGCTACACGGTCACACTCCTAGATTGGGGTGACCGTGTGGTTCGTCGTCTGGATGGTGTGACCGGCGGGAACATCACGCTCAGCAACTCCACCCGTCTGCGCGCTTCCGGCACCCTGGATCTGACGGAGGCGTGTGGTCCTATTGATTGGATGACACAGCGGGTGCGCATCGACTACACGGCTAATGGCCAAACATGGGGGTTGGGCGTGTTCCTCTTGTCGGCGCCCATGCGCACCTACAGTGAGATGGGGTCCACGTGGAGCGTGGATTTGTCTTCACCTCTGGCTGTGCCTGATGCTGATTGCGTGGATTCTACATTCACGGTCAAGGCGGGGTCCAACCTGGTGGGGTTGGCGGCGGACATCTTGTATGAGACGGCCCTGGAGCACCTGTCTGTCACGCCGTCGACGGCCACTGCTTCTTCTGACATGATCTATGACCCGGGTAAGTCTAAGTTGACGATTGTGAATGAATTGCTTTCGGCGGCTGGCTACTGGTCGGCACACCCAGATGGTGCGGGTCAGGTCCATCTTGACCCCTATGTGCGTCCGGCGGCGCGCGGCGTGGCCTACGACTTCCGGGAGGGGGCGCGCTCGATCCACCTACCTGAGTGGGAGCACACGCTGGATATGGCTGCTGTGCCGAACAAGGTCGTGTTTGTCTCTCAGGGTAGTGCGGACAAGGCGGGTCTGGTTGGTGTGGCTGTCAATGATGACCCGTCTTCCCCGTACTCTTACCAGTCGCGCGCACGGTGGGTTGTGGAGACGAGGACTGGTGTGGAGGCAGCCGACCAGGAGTCTATTAACTCGCAGGCGCGCCGTCGTCTGATCGACGTGTCTACTCCGTCTGCGGCTATTACGTTGCAGCATATGCCTGTGCCGATTCAGCCTAACCAGGTGGTAGGTTTTACTAGTCAAGGGCACTCGGCTAAGGGCGTGGTGAAAGAGATCGAGTACACGCTTGATCCGACCGCGCTGGTGAAAACGAAGCTGTTGGAGGTGACTGACCTGTGAATTTGGATTACCTGATGAGTGTGGTGGCTGGTTTGCGTGACCGGCTTGATGCTATGCCTCTGTTCCGGTGGGCAACTGTGGTTGGTACCAAGCCTTTGCGTGTGCAGTTGGATGGGGACCCTACTCCTCTGTCTGCTGACCCGGTGAATCTGGCTGGTGCCCTCTCGGTGGGGCAGCGCGTGTACACAATGAGCGTGGACCGCAGGCTACATATTTTGGGTACGGTTTCGGATGGGCCGACCCAGTGAATGTTTATGAAACTCTTGGAGGGTGTGTGTCATGACTGCGTTTATTGAGGGGTCGGTTCGTACTCCGTCGGGGCGTATCGTCCCGTTGACTGTTCAAGCCGAGCCTATTCCGGAGCCCGGCAGAACGCCAGAGGGTGACGTGATCGTCGCGGGTAGTGTCGTTACGGAATCGACTGCCCCTGTTTCGGCTCTCATGTCCGCGGGCAAGTATCGGATACTAGTGTTTACGCCGGTGAAGCAGCTCGCTGACAGGGAGGTGACGCTGGTGGACGGTCAAAGCGTGACTCTTGCAGATATTGTGGATGCGGCCCCGTTGCCCACGCCACCCGGTGGGGCGACTGGCCTGATGGATGCGCAGGGGCACCTGATTGCGGCAGCTCCGATTAAGGTCGTGGCTTCTCTGTCGGAGGCTGAGGGGCTCCCAGATGGGATCGTGTATGCGTTGCCTCTGGATACTATCCCGCCTTCACCGGGGCCGGTCACACCTCCCGTTGTGGGAGGGAAGACAGCGCAGGTCGTGGGTCATGTGGCTGGCCAGTTCGCAGGAGACCAGGTCCAGATTGGCGTGGATGGGCAGGCTGGTGATCGTGTTGTTGTTGCCGTCAACACTAAGGCGATTGGTGATCAGACGTTCACGTGGCCTACCGGGTGGACGGTGCTTGTCGAACCTTACTACATTGGCACGATGCGGTTCACTCTTGCTATTGGCCCGTGGGACCCGTCTGTCGTCGTGCGCACATCAAAGCCGGTGGAAGCAGGATACGTGGCCCTGTCGGTGCGTGGTGGCGGCCGACCGGTCATTGGTGAGGTGAAGGATCGGACGAAGGTGCCGGTGGAGACTACGACGGTCACGGCACCGGTTGTTGCTGGTGGTCTCGGTACCAGCTTTGCGTTTGCCTTCGAGCGCACGTTGAAGCCTGAGACTCGCGACCAGCTCGTTGTCTCACCTGGGTGGGAGATTGTGAACTATGCTGAACAGCATGATGGCAATCTGCAGACGGTGCTTGCCGTGAAGTGGGTGGGCGCGGGTGAGCCTACCAGCATGGTGGTCACCTATCCGAACGAGCAGGCCACGAACGGCGCTGGCGTGCAGGTGGTGATCCTGGATGCTTAAATCTGGGTTTATGGTGCGTCACCGTGATGGTGGTGATGCGGCTGTGCGTGTATTCTTGCGCCGCCGTGAGGGTGGTGACGTGGAGGTGTTCCCCTGCATGGACTCCCCGGCGGTGGTTCCGGAGCGGGATTATGTGGCTGAGCTCCTAGCCTCTAAGCCTTTCTACGTGGCTCACAGGCTCGGCGGTACCGAGTACCCAGAGTTCACTCAAAAGGGCCTTACAGAGTCATTGAAGGCCGGTTTCAAGGCGTTGGAGCTGTCGGTGCGTCGTTGTTCGACAGGTGAGTTCGTGTTGATCCACGATTGGGTGACCACACGCACGGTGCCGGGTACGGACTATCAGATTTGGAACAC